CAGGTGTCCATTCTGACCGTTGAGAAAGATAAGCTCCTGGCAGCAGGTATTGACGAGGAGACTGCACAGAAATGTACATGGGTCAGCCAGTTCATCATTGAGTATTACGGACAGGGCACCGGGCAGATGGTGACTGATCCACTGCATACGATCGTCACAAAGGATCGCTTCGCTCTGATCACCGTGCTCGGAGAGAAATATGTGATTTTGGATATCTTCCTGCGGATGCTCAATCCCGAGGAACTGAAGCTGGCACAGGGATTCCCGAAGGATTACATCATCGACAGGGATATTGACTGGAAGCCTTATCCCATCAAAGAGCAGGTGGCGAGAATCGGAAACAGCGTGGTGCCGATCATGGCGCAGAAGCTGGTGGAGGCAAACTGCGGGTATTTGAAGGTAGGAGAGCGGACAAAGAATCTGATCATCGAGGATACCGGGCAGCAGTTGAAGTTTGCATAGGTGATTTTGTTGAGGTCAACAGAATGGAGGAGTACATATGACAGAGGAAAGTAAGAGACTGATTGAAGAAAACATGAATTTAGCACGTTTTGTGGCACGTCGGTTCAAGAATACCGGAATGGAATATGAGGACGTTGAAGCTATTGCCCTTTATGGATTGTCCAAAGCTGCTATGAGTTATAACAGCTTTGGACAGGCAAAGTTCTCTACCTACGCGGTACCGGTTATCCGGAATGAGATATTGACCTGTCTGCGCAAGAAGCGCATTTTTACCGTGAGCTTTGAAGAGAAGATCGGAGAGCGCACGGTGGAGGAGACAATTGGCGAACATTGCAGAGGAATAGAGTGTGCCGAAGATGTATTACTCCTCCGGCAGGCGTTGCCGTGTCTGAATGAAAGAGAACGTGCCGTAATTTATGAGATATTCTGGAACGGAACGGATCAACGGGACATTGCAAAGAAAATGGGGTGTTCACAGCCACAGGTGAGCAAACTCCGAAAGAGGGCAATACAGAAACTCAGAACAGAGATGGCGGGATAGGAGGAGTCATGAAAGTAAAAACCATTGAGCGCAACAAGCAGATGCAGCAGGATCGTGATGCTGGAATGAGCGTCAAGGAGATTGCAGAAAAGTATGGGGTCAGCCAGGGGAGAGCATCAGAATTAACCGCGAAAGTGCCGGCGCCCGAAGTAGATAAAAGTACGGCAAGGGGTAAAGAACACTGGCCTGAATGGGAACTGTGGCGGAATCTGAATAAGCGGTATGGGAAAAGGCGGTGAAGTCATGAGAGTGTGCTGCGGTACCTGCAAATGGAACAAGAGAAGCTATGATGGACACTGCAATGCAGAGTTTTGTTGTAGCAATGAAGAATCAGAATTGTACGGAGTCCCGACTGGATACGATGACTGCTGTGATGAATGGGAGGATAAGGATGAGTAGATCGACCCCAACCTTAAATAGCCATTGTGCATTTACTGAATCATGGTATCAGTACTACAAGACGCTGAAAGCATATAGCCCCACACCGAAGCAGTATGGAGAGAGCCTGATGAGATCTAAAAAGAAGAGGAAGAAGCTGAAGAGGGGGAAATAACCATGGAGATAAAGGTATTAGAGCGGGCGAAGGAAATAGAGGAAAGAATCAAGCAGTTGGACAAGGAAATCGATCTGCTCTTGATGATCATGCCACCCAAAAGAAAAGAGATAAGGCAGAAGGGGAGGGTAGTACGTTTCATAAAGCTCCATAAAAAAAGAAGGATAAAAGCGATAAGCAGGCTGACAGATTGGGGAGGGAATCCGTATGAGTTTGAAATGACGAATGAAGACTTCCGTGCAATTATTGACCTTAGAGAGCAGGAAAAGAATGAACTGCAAAAAGAACTGGAGGAGCTGTGATGGAAGACAAGTATTGGACAAGCGACGATATCACATTTTGTTGGTCGAAATGTGACCGGAAGAAATGTTACAGACATCCGAGCCATATTCATCACCACGATATCCCACACAGCTTCGCATATCTGGAAGGCACGAAGTACTGCGAGAAATACCATGATGAGAAGCAGAGCGGAAGTTGGCAGAGATGAAAGGCGGTGGAGTGGATGAGTAATTTAATCAGCAGAAGTGCTCTAATAAAAGACCTAGCGAGAGAATATGCCACCGGCAGGAAAACACTGGGGCAGGTAATCGATGAACAGCCCACCATCGAAGCAGAGCCTGTGGTGCATGGGGAGTGGATATTTGGCACGGCAAATCATCGTGAGTACATGAAATGCAGCTGGTGCCTACATTCGCAAACACCAACAGGAGTTTTTGTTTACTGTCCCAATTGCGGAGCAAGAATGGACAGAGGTGAGTTATGAAATGCGAAAAATGTCCGCTGTCATATGATGAGAGAACTTGCTGGGAATGTGAAGAATATGAGCTGATGTGTGCAGTTACCAATATGCCAACGGTGGATAGCGTCGAACCGTGGTATGCAGCCGGCTGTCACAGGACAGATAAGTGGATAAAATCTCAGAACAGGGATGAGTTAATAAAAAAGCACGTAGAGCAAGAGTCCAAAGATTTGGAAGCATATGCAAGAGAAAAAGGCTGGATATAGGAGGTGATCAGAATGAATGATTACAAAGGCTGTGAGAACTGTCGTCACAAAGGTAAGCGAGAGGACGAATTTCCTTGCAGAAATTGCACCCGGAACTGCATCGATAAATGGGAGCCGATGACAAATGGCAGCAGGATCAGACAGATGACGGATGAGGACTTAGCTTTCGTGCTTATGTGCCCATACGATGGCAACGCAGAGCAGTGTGAGTGTTTAGGAGAGTTCTCTAGTCAGAGCGATGTCAAGACTTGTATAGAGTGCATAAAGGACTGGTTGAAACAGCCGGTAGAGGAGGAAACGAATGAGTAAAGCAGTATTGGTAATCGAGATGCCGGCTGACTGCTGGGGATGTAATTTCCGCACTGAAGGCGATGAGTGTCTGGCAATGGATGTATCAAGCATAGAAGTTGATGTGCTGAAGGGAAAGCCTGACTGGTGCCCACTGAAACCCATGCCAGCGAAGAAAGAAGAGAACTACCGCAGTGAATTTGCCCGAGGTATAAAGAAAGGCTGGAACGATGCGATAAAGGCGATTGAGAATAACCCACACAAATAGTGTTGGTATCCCAACTATCAGTGTGGATTTTTAGTGGAAAAAGTGTGGGTACTCACACAAATAGTATGGATTTTAACAGCAGTCGTGGAGGTGATACCGATGGACAATGAGATGGAGAAGAAAAAAGAATACCTGCGGTCCTACCGCAAGACTAGAGCCGAGGAGAAGGCCATCCGGGAAAGCATTGAAGAACTCCGCTTGAACAAGATGAGTCCATCTATGGGGGCACAGGATGGAATGCCGAAGGGAAATGGCAGCAGCGATTTGTCCGGATACGCCGCTCGGCTGGATGAGCTAGAGAGGAAACTTCTGGTGAAGCAGAAAAAAGCGCTAATCTTGATGGATGGAATCACGGATTCGATTGCAGAGATGGAGGATGCAACAGAGCGAACCTTGCTGAGACTACGGTACATATGCGGGTATACTTTCGAGAAGATAGGGCAGCAGATGGGATTAAGCACAAGGCATGTGTTGAGAATTCACGGAAAAGCCTTAAGAAATTTTAAGATGTCCTTGAATGTCACTATAGAAAAGTGATATCATTAGAATAGCCCATAGGGCTAAGGGTTAGGAGCCGGAGAAAATGGAGTACGAAAAGTATAAGTGCTGGGATTGCGGAAACACTGTGCATTTAAAAGTCGAACCGCGCCAAAGGGTTTATTGTGAAGAATGCGCAGTAATGATTGAGAAGAAGCGCAAGGAAGAATTGATGCAGTATCTGACAATGAAAACCAAAGTTATGCATGAGAGGGCTCTGCGGTTTATGGAGAAATCGCAGGCATTGTACATGCATGAATATCAGGATGCGAGCGAAATTGTCTTGGAGGATGCTCTTAAAGATTTTGACAAATATCAGAGTTCTCACGAAATGATTGTTGCGATGATCTTGTTGGACTTTGGAATTGAATTCGAAGTGCAAAAGAGGATAGGAACTTATACAGTGGATTTTTATATACCTTCGATGCATGCGGTACTAGAGGTAGATGGCTATATGCATGAGTATAGAGGAGTTGAAGACAGTAAGAGAGATATTGCAATCCGTAATATCTTAGGAGCAGAGTGGGAGGTAGTTAGAATACCCACGAACCACATCGAAGAGAATCCAGAGAAGATTGTTGATGCGATAGAAAAGGTTTGTGCCTATAAGAAAAAACTGCGTAGACAAAATGGAGGCATTTTGCCGGTTGGGTATTCAAAACAGACAAATAAGCACTATAGAAATGTGCTTGAGAAAAAGTAATATAAGTAAACTGCGAGGCATTGGAAAAATGCTTGAAACGACATTTTACCCATGAAATGTCCTCCCTGGTTAGAGAGCGATCAGAGATGGTCGTTCTCTTTTTCTATACCAAAAACGTGGCGTAGCTCAGATGGCTAGAGCCTTAGAGTCGCTGGCTCGAGTCCAGCTGCCACGATGATATGTAAATTTGCCAGATTGGAAGGTGAGGCAACCTTGCCCACACCTAAACTTACCACCGATCATATCCGCCATCTGATCCGTCAGAACCGAGCGGATATTTTTTATAAGCATCGAGCATGGCAGGAGACTGCCAGTGAGGCCAGAGAGCAGCAGCACAACGAGTGCCAACGGTGCAAGGTCAGAGGATTCTATTCGCCGTGCGAGATTGTGCATCACAAAAAACATCTGAAAAAAAGACCAGATTTAGCCTACGAGCTGGAAAATTTGGAATGTTTGTGCCTGAATTGCCACAACGAGGAGCATTCAAGGGACAAGTCACCGCTGGGGTACATCAATGAGGAGCGTTGGTAATACCCCCGGTCGAAAAAACGCAAAAATCTGGGGGAGCGAAGAACGCCCCCATTCCAGACAACGCAACTCTTCGCGCGCGTGAGGGAAAAAGGGAGGAGGAGAGGAAAATGGCAGTATCGAAGATAGAGCGATCCCTTCTGGATCAGCTGAAGGCAAAAGGCGCGGATACCGAGCATTTCCGCTCTTTGGTCAAAGATTACGTCTGGATGAACAGGCAGGTCGAACTGATGAAGAAATCTATTCGTGAGGATGGAACGACAATAAAAGCGATGTCTGCCGCCGGTAAGGAATATGAAAAAGAGAATCCCGCAGTAAAAAATATTATCTTGTATAGCCGGCAAATGCTGGCTATTTTACGAGATATGGGACTGGATACGGAAAGCACGGTGACCGAAGATGAGGACGAACTGTAGGGAAATCGATGATTATATCGAGATGGTCAGAGACGGAGAATATCCGGCCTGCAAAGAACAGCCGCTGGGCTGTGATCTGGTGGAACGAATTTTTGAGACCGAAGATGTCCGCATAAATCGGGGACAGCTGGAAAAATACATGGATTTACAGAAGTATTTCCCGTTCAAGCTGTTCCCGTGGGAAAAATACCTGTTTACACTCCATAACTGCGTGTATAAGGCCAATGGACAGCTGAGATTTCCGGATTTATTTGCCATGGTAGGCCGCGGAGCCGGAAAGAACGGCTACATGAGTTTTGAGGACTTCTGTCTGCTGACACCGGTGAACGGGGTACCACTGTACCACATTGATATCTTTGCAAACTCCGAGGATCAGGCAAGGACAACCTTTGACGATGTATATAACGTCCTGGAAGCGAATAAAGCCAAGATGGCGAAGCACTTTACTTGGAACAAAGAGGTGATTACCAACGTAAAAACCGGCTCGCAACTGCGTTTCAGAACATCAAACCCCAAAACAAAGGATGGAGGCCGTCCCGGTAAGGTGGATTTCGATGAGTATCACCAGTATGAAAATTATAAGACCATCGAAATTGCTGAGACTGGCCTTGGCAAGAAACCCCGCCCCAGAAAGACGATCATCACCACAAATGGAATCGTCCGTGATGGACCGCTTGACCACATGATTGAGCGGGCTGAAGGGATTTTATCTGGAAATCTGCCGGATAATGGTCTCATTCCATTTATCTGTCGGTTGGACAGCAAGGATGAGGTGGACGATAAGCGGATGTGGCATAAAGCAAATCCATCACTGAGATATTTCCCTGATCTGCAATCGGTGATGGAGCGGGAATATGAGAACTTCAAGATGGATCGCATCGGCAATTCGTCGTTTATGACCAGAAGAATGAACCGTCCACAGGGAGATGCGGAAGCAGAGGTTACACCCTGGGAGAATATTAAGGCAACCAATCGGGAATTGCCGGACTTGGAGGGCTGTACCTGTATCGCCGGCATTGATTATGCACAGACTACAGACTTTGTGTCCGCCGGCCTCCTGTTTGAAAAAGACGATCGCTGGTACTGGATCACGCATACCTGGATATGTGCGGAGAATCCAGCCCTCAGCCGCGTCCGATTTCCGTTGGATGATGCGGCGGAAAAAGGATTTCTCACAAAGGTGTACCTACAGCAGATCCCGGCAGACTTACCGGCACAGTGGCTAGCGGAACAGGGCGCAAAGTATAACATTGCGGCATTGGCGATTGACCAGTATCGATATGCATTGCTGGCAAAGGCACTGCGTGAAGTTGGATTTGATGACGATAAAAAATCTTATGGAAATATCAAACTGGTGAGACCTTCAAATATCATGCTGGTCGCGCCGGTGATCACTAGCAAATTCGCGGACCATAAAATCATCTGGGGAGATAATCCACTGATGAGGTGGTATACCAATAACGCCAAGAAAATCATGGACACCAAGGGAAATGTAACCTATGGTAAAATAGAGCCTAAATCGCGGAAAACTGACGGTTTTATGGCAATGGTGGCAGCAGCTACTCAGATTGACACCGTTCAGGGATGGAATGACGATACCATGGATGATTTTCCTGATGTATATGTTTATTAAGACAATGGAGGAACTGATGAATGAGCAGTTTTACAAAGTGGCTGTCAGAGCTTTTCGGGAGTGCTGAAACGGCCAAAGCGGTAGAGGAGGGCGACTATAACGTCAGAGACCCCGCGATTTTGGAGTTAGAGAGGGTGGCAATCCAGACAGCCGTAGGATATCTGGCGGCAGCAGTTGGACAAAGTGAGGTGAGAACCTTTCTGAATGGTGAGGAGATTCGGAGCCATGAATATTACCTCTGGAACATCCGTCCAAACAACAACCAGAACAGCACACAGTTTATTCAAGATCTGATAGAGACTCTGGTTTATAACAATGAGGTGCTGGTGGTGGAGCGGCCCGACGGACAGTTGTTTATCGCGGATAGCTTCATCCGGGAGGAACAGGGAACCAGAATGGACTGGTTTTCCGGCATTACCATTCGTGGAGATCCTTTTCCTGATCACCCAGCATCTAAAGTGCTGTATCTCCAGATGAACAATGATGATATCCGCCCGCTACTGTCGAATCTATGTCACCAGTATGAGGAAATCATCCAGGAAGCAATGGAGGGATATCAAAAGACCAACGCGGATAAGGGAGTGCTGAATATTGGTGCTGTAAAGACGGGCAAAATCGATCATGACAAAGTCAGAAACGATTTATTGAACAACCGTTTTAAAGACTTTTTTAGCGCGAAAAACGCTGTGCTTCCCCTGCATGACGGATATACATATACTCCCCACACTCGTTCAGTCCGAAACACCAGTGAGGTGACGGACATTAAAACAATGAGTGATGAAGTGTATAACCGTGTAGGTCAGGCATTCCGAATCCCGCCATCGTTGCTTCGAGGCGAGATCGAGAATGGTGACGGTGCTTTCAGCCGGTTTATGCGACTGGGGGTCAGACCTCTGTGCAATATGCTGGAGGAAGAGATTACCGGAAAGCGGTATGGTGAGGACGGTTTTGAGCATGGTTCGTATGTTTTGGTAGACCCTTCCGGTGTTGAGTTGGGCGGCGTATTCGAGGCAGCGGCGAAGATTGACAAGCTGGTAAGCTGCGGTGTATTCAGCATTGATGAAATTCGTCGGAAGACTGGGGAGCCGCTTTTGGGAACCCCGGAAGCCGAGGCACACTATATCACAAAGAACTATCAAAATATCAAAAACGGTGAAGATACCGGGAAAGGAGAAGAAAGTGAATAAGTATTTTATGGCCACCCAGAACGAGAATGTTCTGGATATTTTAATTTACGGCGACATCACCAGCTGGGACTGGTATGAAAGCGATGTGTCCAGTTATACGCTGGCGAAGTTGATTCGGGAAAGCAATGCAGACCGGATCAATGTCCGTATTAACTCTTATGGTGGCGAAGTTGCCGAGGGTCTGGCTATCTATAACGCGCTGAAGAATCACTCTGCAGAAGTGATGACCGTTTGCGATGGTTTCGCATGCTCTGCTGCGTCGGTCGTATTTATGGCGGGAAATAAGCGTGTTATGAACGATGCATCCCTGCTGATGATTCACAATGCGTGGACTTATGCAAGCGGAAACGCGAAGGAACTTCGCAAGGCCGCAGAAGATCTTGAGAAGATTTCGACGGCAGCAGCTAATGCATATCGGGCAGTGATGAGTATTTCCGATGGGGAACTCGATGAACTCTTGGATAACGAGACGTGGATCACGCCTGATGAAGCTCTGGAATATGGTTTTGCAACAGAGATTAAAGGGACGGAATGTGACAATCCACAGTATTCCGTCAGAAACAAAGTGTTTGAACAATTAGCGGGGAAAAAGACGGAGGGTTCGTCGGCAAAACAGCCGGAGCCTGCCAAACCGGCAGCAGATGAGCCAACCGCTTTTCAGAAGCTTTTTGAAAAATTTACCGATAAGAAGGGAGAAAAAGAATGAGATCAAAGGATTTAATCGATCAGGCAAGAGAGAAATTTGCAGCCGGTTTTATGGCAGCAATCAATGAAGGAGATGAAAGGGCTCTTGCCGAATCTGTAGCACAGTTTTCTACCGAGCTGCAGAGTGCGCTGATGGAGGAGGCAGCAGACACCAGACAGGATGCAGCAGTGCTGGCTTCCCGTGGCGTGAGAGTGCTGACCAGCGAGGAGACTCGCTACTATCAGGCACTGAGAAAGGCAATGGAGGCGTCCGATGTAAAGCTGGCAATCACCAACCTGGACGCGGCAATGCCTGAGACCATCATCGACGCGGTCATGGAGGATATCGCAAGCCAGTTCCCTCTGCTGGATGCAATCGATTTCCGCAACACCACCGCAATTACCAAGTGGTTCTACAACAATCAGGGAACTCAGCAGGCAACCTGGGACGCACTGGGTACCAAGATCGTGACTGAACTTCAGGGCTCTATCGCGACGATGGATCTGACTCAGTGTAAACTGACTGCATACATGATCTGCAGTAAGGATTTCCTTGCACTGGGTCCTGTATGGCTGGATCGCTATATCAGAGCGATTCTGGCAGAGGCCAACGGTCTGGCGCTGGAGAGCGCAGTCGCTGACGGTGACGGTGCAAAGAAGCCCATCGGTATGACTCGCGACCTGACCAAAGGCACCACCACTGATGGCGTGACCACCTACGAGAGAAAGACTGCAACCAAGGTTACCACACTGGATCCCGCCACCTACGGCGCGATTCTGGCGAAGTTGACTAAGACTCCGTCCGGTCGCCAGAGAACCGTTAAGGGCGTGCTGATGGTGGTAAATCCCACTGACTACCTGACCAAGGTGATGCCCGCAACCACCATCCTGACCCCTCAGGGAACCTATGTGAGCGATGTGCTTCCTTTTCCCACCAATGTGGTGCAGAGTGTAGGCGTTCCGGCGGGTTATGCGGTTGTCGGTATCGCGAAGCGCTACTTCGCCGGTATGGGTACTAGCAAGAGAGGATTCATCGAGTATTCCGATCATGCCCAGTTTTTGGAGGATTGCCGCGTGTACACCACTCACCTGTACGGCAACGGAAAGCCCATGGACAACAACGCATTTGAGTTGCTGGATATCTCTGAGCTGGTTGCACCCGCATACACCGTTAATGCGGTGGACACCGCGGCAGCAGAGTAATTCGTTGCGCCGGCGCAACATAACACAGGAGGACTGACCTATGGATGAACAACTGCTTTTAGACGTGAAGGAATACCTGAACATCACCTATCATGACGAAGTCACCGAAAGAGTGCTTATCGGGGCATTGAAGCGGGGGCAGTCCATCATCGACGGCTATGCCGGAGTGGAACAGGATTATTCACAGGAGGGGCTTGCACGTCAGCTCCTCCTTGACTATTGCCGGTACGTCCGTTCCCATGCGGCAGAGGTGTTCGAGATCAACTTCCGCAGGGATCTGATCAATCTGCGGGAACTGACGGAGATTCAGGCAGCAGTCCAGGCTGAAACGGAGGCGGAGAGCGGATGAAGATCAAAACACCGTTGGAGTTTCAGACTTTCAATGACGGCGTGTGCTCGATCAGCTGTGTAAAAAACGTGGCTGAGCCGGGTGACAAGCCTAGAGAGAGACTTGAAACTAAATATGGACGGATTCCCTTTGAACGCCGAAAAGTTGGCTTACAGCGCTTTTATCAGGCAATGCAGGCGGACGTACAGATAACGGACTTAATCAGCATCCCTTACCAGATGAACATCAGCACGAATGACGTGTGTGTGATCGAAGGCAGGCAGTACCTCATCAAGCAGGTACAAGCAATCAAAGATACACTGCCCGCATCGACTGACTTGACCTTGGAGAGACTGGAGGTGGATTATGACACTAACCCAGTTTAAAGAACTTCTGCTCACCGTGACCGATAAAGTATTTCACTTTGAAGCACAGGGAGATGCCGATCAGGAACATATCATCTGGCAGGAGGAGCAGAACCGGGCACTGCATGGCGACGGAAGGCGCACAGAGCTGATCTGGCATGTACAGGTGGATTTATACACCAAGGCTGAATATCCGGAACTTCTGGATATTCTGCTGAATGTGCTGGAGGAGGCTGATGTGGCATTTGAGGAGCCTATACCGGACTATGATACGGAAACAAAGTTTTTCCGTTATATCATCGAATGTGAGGTGGTCTGATGTCCAGACTGGAAGTGGAAGGTCTTGACGGTCTCATCGATGATTTCGAGGCATTGGCAGCACTGCCGGAGGAAATCATTGCGGATATGCTGAATGCGGAGGCCGATGTGGTGGAGGAAGCCCAGAAAGCAGAGATAAAGCTACTGGGACTCGTAGATACCGGTCAGTTGGTGGAAAGCATTAGGCGAACCGGGAAGGTGGTTGCGGTGCGCGGAGAAAAAACGCTTCACGTATATCCGCAGGGAGTTCGGTTGGATGGCAAGCGCAACGCTGAAATCGGCTTTATCCATGAATACGGAGCACCACACAACAAGGCTGCTAACTGGAAAAAGGGAATCAGACCTTCGAAGTGGATGAAAAATGCCAACGAAAAATGTGAGACGGAAGCTGTCGAGAGGGCAGCTGAAGTATATGACACTTATTTAAAATCAAAGAATTTGTAAAGGAGAATGAACTATGGCAGCATTTGGAGCAAAGTACATTAGATTCGCACCGGTCAGCGCAGAGCCGGACGCGGCTTTGCCTCAGTATGGCGAAGCAATTCAGCTTGGTGCGTTGGTGCGTGCTGATCTGACCGTAAATCTGGCATCCGGCGAGATTTATGGAGACGACGTACTGGATGAGCGTGTCGAGGAGTTTGTCAGTGGAACACTGGCAGTAGAAGTGACTGATCTGGAGGATGAAAAGGAAAAGGTAATTTTCGGCTCAACCATGGGAGAGGATGGAGAGCTGAAGGATAATACCGCGGATTCCATCCCTTACGGCGGTTTGGGCTACATCAAGACTCTGATCCGTGGCAGTAAGAAAAAGTACAAGGCTTACTATTACCCCAAGGTGAAGGCGGTTATGGGAAATGACAGTGCGGCAACTAAGTCCAGCAGCATTACGCTGGCATCCAGTCCCTTGTCTTTCACCATCTTCGAGCCTAAGACCGGAGATTGGCGTTATCGCAAGACCTTTGAGTCTGAGGCGGAAGCGAAGGCATATATTGACGGTAAGCTGACAGGCTCTGAGGCACAGACTGCATCGGAGGATCCCGAAGCAACCGAGTGACTCGGATAATCAACGTGACTGGGGCCGCGCTTTGCGGCTCCTTTTCCGCGCATAAGGAGAGACTATGTTAATAAAGACAGTAGAGTGTAATCTGGTAGGGAAAAAGATCCATCTGGCCTATACGGTCAACGCTATGTTTGACATCAATGACATCCTTGGCGAAAAAGACCTGTTTGAGGTATTGGGAAGAAATGACAGGGAGAACTTTGCATCGTTTTGCGAAATTCTTTCGGTATTAGCTGAAAATGGTGGGCAGTGCCGACATGAGGCGGGATATCCAAAAGGAAGCATGGTATCCGCGAAGGAACTGAAAGCCAAAATGCTTCCCGGTGATTACCTGACGGCGAAAAGTGCAGCACTACAGGCCATCACGATGGGACTTAAACGTGAAATGATCGATGAAGATGAGGAGATCGACGAAGGTCTTGCAGAATTGGAAAAAAAAGAAAACCGGCCAGAGCCCACATCTTGACGATGGCAACGCTGGCCGGAGTAAACATAAAGGAGGCGCTGTTGGCACCTCCGGGATTGATCTATGATATGTACAGTATATGGGCAAAGCGTAAAGGATATCAAAATAAAACATCGGACTGAGTGATCAAAGATTTTTTAAGCGACTTTTTAGATTTTTGATGGCTCCGTATATAAACGCGCAAGGAAAAATTACCAGGGCATAAATAACAGGAAAAGCAAGAAGAAGCAGTAATAAAATATATTCCATGCGGTGACCATCCTTTCTGTAATGATTTGATATTATTATACGCTAAAGTAAAGCAACTGTCAAGATTTGAGGGTGAATTATGGCGACCAGGACAATAGGAACTAAGCTGGTGATCACTGGCGAGGCAGAATATAAAAAGGCTCTGAGAGAGTCAACGGATGAACTGAAAAAGGTCAAGTCTGAACTGAAACTTTTGTCCGAACAGTATAAAGGCAGTGCGAATACTGCGGAGGCTCTTAGGCAAAAGGTGAATAAACTGACGGAGGCGAAGTCTGCACAAGAGGCAGTTATTCAAAAGCTGAAAGACGGTCTAAAGAATGCCAGAGAGCAGCAGGAGCAGTATGCACGCAAGACGCAGGAGATGGAGGAGAAAATTGCGGAAGCAAATCTTCGCCTGAAAGAAATGGAGAACACTGCCGGCGACACAGAAGAACAGCAGAAAGAACTCACCGCAGCTATTGAGGAGTATACCAAGGAACTGGCGAAGTATCAGGATGCACATCGGGCAGCAGGAGAAAGTGCTGAGGACTGGCAGCATAAACTAAGCGGCGCAGAAACGGCATTAAACAAATTAAATACTGACCTGATCAAGCAGAGCGGTTATCTGAAAGAGGCTAAGGAAAGTGCAGACGGCTGCGCGAAAAGCATTGATGAATACGGAAAGGCTATCAGAAAATCCTCATCTGACAGTGGGGAACTGAAAGAGAAGATTACCGCATCTACAGCGGCGATTGATGCATTGGCGGTGACGGTACTTTCCTCAGGAGTCAAGGGAACACTGAAAGATGTAGCTAATACGCTGATTGAATGTTCTAATGCGGCGGCACAGTTTGAATCAGCGATGAAGAAAGTCGAGACGATTGCAGACACCACGGCCAAGCCGATGGAGAGTATGAAGACGGAAATTGTTGAATTATCCTCCGAATTGGGCGTTGCAGTGGGTGAAATTTCTGAAGCGACCTACAATGCGATTTCTGCCGGTGTGGATACTGCTGAATCGGTTAAGTTTGTTGATACGGCCACAAAACTGGCGATTGGTGGCTTCACCGACACCACTGTGGCGGTGGATATTCTGACCACAGCGCTAAATGCGTATAAGATGGAGACTGAAGAAGTTGAGAAGGTTTCCGACTATCTGATTACGACCCAGAACTTAGGTAAGACGACGGTAGCAGATTTGGCGGCAAATATGGGCCGCGTGATTCCGGTGGCATCCGCCTACAACGTGGAGATGGACAATCTATCCACTGCCTATGCGCTATTAACTGCCAATGGCGTTGCGACAGCAGAGTCAACGACCTATCTAAAGAGTATTCTGGGTGAGTTGGGAGACAGCGGAAGCACCGTATCAAAGACCCTGAGAACACAGACGGGCAAGTCATTTGGGGAACTGATGAATCAGGGCAAGTCCCTTGGGGATGTACTGGAAATTCTGGGGAAATCAGTGAATAACGATGCTGGGGCATTCAATGAACTATGGAGCAGTTCGGAAGCCGGTATCGGTGCATTGTCATTGCTGGGAGCCGGGTCTGAGAAGTACAATAGTGTTCTTCGCCAGATGCAGGAGAGTGCAGGATCGACTAATGAGGCTTTTGGACTGATGGCCGACACAACGGAGATGGCACAGCAGAGAATGAGGGTTGCCATTGATAATGTCAAAATTGCGGTCGGCGATTCACTGAACCCTGCTTTGCAGGAACTCTATGAAATCGGTGGAGATGCGCTTGGGTGGGCGGCAGATTTCATTGGCGAACATCCGGAAATTGTAAAAGCGATAACGGCGATCACTGCCGGTGCCGGAGCGTTGTTAGTAGGTCTGACGGCTGTGCATGGGGCCATGCTGGCGCTCAATGCTGTGATGGCAATGAATCCGGCGACGATATTGACGGTTTCTTTGGTAGCACTGGCAACCGCAGTGGGAGCGTTAAATGCTGTAACCGTTACTGCCGGTGAAGAATTGAGGGCAGCAGCTAAAGCAGCAGAAGAATTCACCGATCAGGTGGAAACACTGAATGAGTCTACCAAGGAAAGCGCCAAAAACTATGAAGAGCAGCGCAAAGAAATCGACAAGGCTGCGAATTCATATCGGGATATGGCTGACCAGTTAAGAAAACTGGCAAACCAGAGTAAAAAAACAGAAGCAGATAAGGAAGCCATTCTCTCTCTGGTTGAGCAGTTGAATGAGGCGGTTCCGGAGTTGGCCCTTGCCTATGATCAGGAAGCAGATTCATTGAACCTAACGGCAGAAGCCATCAATGGGGTGATCGATGCTCAGGAGAAATTGTCAGAATATGATCAGGCAATTAAGCGTCAGAAGGAATTGATGTCGGAAAACCGTGAGGCAGCAGAAGCACTGGAAGAAGCAGAGAGCAAGTTGGCGGATGCTCAGGCGGCATTGGATGCTGAAGGAGAGAAAAAATATAGGCGTTTGCAGGAACAAGCTGCCGCTTATGCAGATGCTAAAAAAGCGGTTGAAGAATATGAAGAAGGAGTTCGACTGGCCGAGGAAACACTGAAAGAAAATGAAGCAGCGATGGCAGCGGTCAGTGCGGAGATCAATGCATATGCTGCGGCAAGCGCGGAGGTAGAGCCTGAAACACGGATTGTGATCGACAGCTTACTGGAACAGGCAGAGGCGTTGAAAGCAGATGAAGAGGCATATCGAAATTATATTGCTCAGGTATCAGAGGTTGCACAGGCTCATGCTGATTATGCGCAAGAGGTTCGTGATTATACAGCTGCGATCCAAGGCGAGATGTCAGCTTTGCAAGAGGCATACAACGAAAGTTATAACGCTGCATTTGAGAATATTGAAAAGCAAATAGGTCTTTTTGATAAGATGAGCTTCGATACAGATCAGAGTATCGGTGATTTGATCGCAAATCTTCAGTCTCAGACGGATTACATGAATACTTACGCCGAGAATATCCAGAAGGCGATGGAACTGGGCGTAGATAAAGGTATCATCGAGAAACTATCTGATGGATCTGAAGAGTCGGCCAAGTACCTTGCGGCTATTGTTCAATCCGGAGAAGAAGAGATTACCGCCCTGAACGAAGAGTTTGACCGAGTTCGGGAAGGTAAGAATGCGTTTTCTTCCGCTATCGCAGAGATGGAAACTGATTTCAGCAAAAAGATGGATCAGATGCAGAGACATTATGATGACATGGTTTTCCATTTGGATCAGTTTGACGAGGCATATGCATCGGCGGTGAATACCTGTAATGGTATTGAAAGCGGTGTAAACGCGAAGTGGGGAAGTGTAATCAGCAAATACAGATCGCTGGCAGAGGCGGCAATGGCAGCTTACAATGGTGCGTTGGATATTCACTCTCCCTCTCGAAAGTTC